ATGAAGAATCGTCCTGATAATGAACCATCTGCGGATATTTTCAAAAATTCACCGAAAAAGCAAAGAAATAAATAATAAGGAGAGGGTTGCTATGAAATGAAAAATAACGACTTAAGGAAAAATGCTTTCGGATATTTTGACCCCACTGCATATGAAGCGATTAAGAACGCGGATAAAGAGAATGAAAGATTTCACGACTTGTTACATACTCTGCGTTATATTTGCAACCTTGCAGATTTTGAAATAACGGAGCGAATTGTTCTTAGAGATAAGAAAACAGGAAAAGTTTACAGGTAACACATTGACCGTATAGGGCTTATATGGTATAATAATTACAAAGTTGAAAGGAGAAAAACTTATGAGTAGAAATAAAAAACGCAGCACATTTGGTTTACTTATAGATTTCATTCTTGTATTATGTACCGGTGGATTGTGGTTACTTTGGATACTAATAAGGTACCTTAGAAACAACAGTTAGTCATATTTGTGGTGTAATTTGGCTCACTTTTTGCTCGAATTTGAGCGATTTGTGAGCTATTTTTACGCCCACTTTTAATTTTTAAAAACGGGCTTTTGGACACTTTTGCCCACTTTTAAAAATTTCTGCCCATTTTTGTGTTGAAAAAATGCGTGATTTTGGTCAATTTTCTGCCCATTTACCCACTTTGTGCCCACTTTTAAAAACAAAACCGGGCAGCGAAAAACCCAGTGTTTATGCGGGTTTGCGGGGTTTCTGCCCACTTTCCCACTTATTTCTCTTATTTAATTGCGATAAAAAAATTAAAAAAATATATAAATAGGCGAAAAAAAGTGGGCTTTTGACCAAATCCATAAAAAGTGGGTTTTGCATTGATTTTCATACAAGACTGTGGTATAATAAGAAAGTGGATATTTTTACCACACAAATCGAAAGGAGAAACAAGTATGGATAAGAAAAAATTACTAATCTGTGCGATTGCTCTGGTACTTTGTGCCGGAATTATAACTATAGGTATATTAAGTGAAAAAGATGGCGGTGTCGAAAACGACGCGGGTACAGTTAGTCAAGTTGAAAACCAACAACCCGTAGTCGATGATGAAACCGAAACTACGCCTGTTAATACAGAAACAGCCGAGCCTCAAATATTGACAATTGAAAATTGCGAAGACTTGGCTAATCTCTTGACAGACGAATCAAGTGCTACTTCCAAAGCTTTTGTTGAAAAATACAAAAACAAGACTATTGAGTTTGATGGTCATATAGCGGCGGTTAGTAATCACGACGATTTTGACACAAGATATGACATCTTAATGTATGCGGGAGATTACAATGAAGAAAGTGCCAAAGGTCCAAATTTCAAATTTGAGGATGTTAATACTAACGATTTAGGAATAGATGATTTATATTTACCAGCTTTTGTAGATGCAGGAAGCAATATACATATCGTGGCTGAAATAGAAAAATACGATGATGTCGCTGGCGTCTTAAAACTTGACCCAATATCTATTCAATCCAGATAATTATATTTTTGGATAACACAATCTCTTTATGATTAACTTCTTGTATTTATGTTTAAAGTATGGTATAATATTCTTAAACTAAAGGAGGTTATCTGTATGGGATTGTTTAGTTTCGGTAAGAAAAAGAAAGAAGAATACGATTACATTTACAATGATGTAAAACATTCTGATGATGTTGAAATAACCGAACCAATTTTCGGCGAAGTATATGATGATGTGTATGACGAAGATGGAGATTTTGCATATTGTATATGCGGAGGCACAATCAAATGGAAAGACGGAGTTTATATTTGTCCAGATTGTGGTGAAGTATTAAACAGAGCAGAATTCTTTAATCACATAGGTGCTGAACCACCCGGACCAGAATGCCTAACTTGTGCTAATTTATATCCGGGATGTATCGTCTGTCCACACGGATATGTCGAAGATTAAAAATTAAAAACTTACAAAGCCTGTATCTTAAATGGTATGGGCTTTTATTTTTGCTAAAAATAGCCTCGCGTAAAAAACATGCTCTTTTATGAAGGGGAATAGAAATGTGACCTTATACTTTCTATTTTCTTTTTATTTTTTATGGAGGGAGGCTCGTTTATAATGCGTGAAAACAAATTTCAAGCAGGATTAAAAAAAGAGCTGAGGGTAATGTTTCCGGGTTGCATCATTATGAAAAACGACCCAGATGATATTCAAGGTATTCCCGACTTGACAGTTCTTTACAAAGATAAATGGGCGACCTTAGAATGTAAAAAAGACGCGAATGCTAAGAAACAACCAAACCAAGAGTATTATGTTGGACTAATGAACGAAATGTCGTTTTCAAGATTCATTTGTCCGGAAAACAAGGAGGAAGTGTTAAATGAACTTCAACAAGCATTCAAACCTTGAAGGTCAACATGCATTTCTCGGAGCCAGTAAATTCCATTGGATACGATATGACGAAGAGAAAATAGTTGAGTCATATTCAAAATTCTTAGCAACTTTAAAAGGAACCGAATTACACGAGTTTGCCGCACAATGTATCAGGCTTGGACAAAAACTTCCAAAGCAACAAAAGACATTGAATATGTATGTAAACGATGCAATCGGTTTTAAAATGATTCCCGAGCAACCATTATATTATTCCGATAATTGTTTTGGAACAGCGGATGCGATTGCATTCAGAAAAAATTTGCTTAGGATTCACGATTATAAGTCGGGTGTAGTTCCCGCACATATGGAGCAGTTAGAAATTTACGCTGCTCTTTTTTGTTTGGAATATGGTCCTAAACTTGGATTTAAACCAAACGATATTGATATGGAACTCAGGATTTATCAATCAAATGAAGTTTTATATCATAAGCCAGCAGGCGACGAAATTATTCCGATTATGGATAAAATAATAACTTTCGATAAGTTAATAACAAAAATCAAAGAACAGGAGGGGTAAACTATGAATCCTATTGAGGATGATATCTTGATGCATTATGGAGTTAAGAAACGCTCCGGTCGCTATCCTTGGGGTTCAGGTGATAACCCTTATCAACATAGCGGCGATTTTCTTAGCAGAGTTCAAGAGTTGAAAAAACAAGGACTAACCGAAAAAGAAATCGTTGACGCTATGGGTTTGGATTCGACCACACAGCTCCGAGTAGCCTATAAGGTTGCAAAAAATGAAAGAAGAGCGTTAGAGGTCGATAGAGCCAAATCTTTACAGTCGGACGGATACAATGTTTCGGAAATCGGTAGAATTATGGGAAAGAATGAATCTTCTATTCGTTCATTACTTGATGCTGATTCAGAAGCACGAATGAAGTCCGCAGCTACTACCGCCGAGATATTGAAAAACGAATTAGCCGAAAAAGGCGTAATCGATATTGGAGCGGGCGTTGAAAGAGAACTTGGCGTATCTCGTAATACTTTGGAAGAGGCTATATTTATGCTTGAAGCCGAAGGATACGCAAGAGATGGTGTTGGTATTCCTCAACCATTGAATAAAGGAAAACAAACCAATGTAACTATATTACACGACCCAGACATCAGTGTGAAAGAAATTTATGATGATACATCATTGATAAAATCTGTTGGTGATTATCATTCTGTAGATGGTGGTATGTCTTTTTATAAAAGAGAATACCCCGCAAGCATTGACTCTGACAGAATCAGTATTAGATATGCTGAGGATGGTGGTGTTGGAAAAGATGGTGTTATCGAAATTCGTAGAGGTGTAGCCGATTTGGATTTGGGTAATTCGCATTATGCTCAAGTTCGTATTTTGGTTGATGGTACCCATTATCTAAAAGGAATGGCTATGTATTCAGATGATATGCCAGATGGTGCGGACATTGTCTTTAACACTAATAAGAAATCAGGCACTGATAAAATGAAGGTGTTAAAAGAAATAAACAATGACCCAGAAAATCCTTTTGGTGCTTATATAAAAGCCGACGGTCAGAGTTGGTATGATGCACCAGATGGAACAAAGAAACTATCAGCTATCAATAAACTAAAAGAAGAAGGCGAATGGGATAAAATGTCCAAGAACCTCTCTTCTCAATTCTTATCAAAGCAACCTATGAAACTCATTAATAAACAGTTAGATTTAACCTATGCTGATGCAGAAGCTGAATATGATTTGATATGTTCGTTGACCAATCCTACTGTTAAAAAGAAAATGTTAATGGAGTTTGCTGGTAGCTGTGATTCTGCGGTTGTACACTTGAAAGCAGCCGCATTACCAAGACAGCAAACAAGAGTTATTCTTCCCCTCACTCAAATGAAAGAGAATGAAGTATATGCTCCATATCTTAAAAATGGTGAAAAAGTTTGTTTGATAAGATACCCTCACGGTGGCGTATTTGAAATACCGGAATTAACGGTTAATAACAAAAACGCTTCTGCTAAAAAGATACTCGGTAACGCTCTTGATGCTATTGGAATTAATCAAAAAGTTGCTGAGAAATTATCAGGTGCTGACTTTGATGGAGATACGGTTGTTGTAATTCCAGTTAATGATAAGGTTAGAGTTAAATCAGCTTCTACACTTAAAGACCTTGAAAATTTCGATGCTAAAATTGAGTATTCCTCTGCTGGAAAAGAAGGCGTTCGACTAATGAAGAAGACAGAAATTGGTCGAGAAATGGGAATGGTATCTAATCTTATTACTGATATGACTCTAAGAGGTGCTACTGAGAGTGAAATAGCGAGAGCTGTTAAACATAGTCAGGTTGTTATTGATGCATATAAACATAAATTGGATTATAAGCAGTCAGAAAAAGACCAAGGCATCGCAGAATTGAGAAAAAAATATCAGCCTAAATATGATGAAGATGGTAATGTTGTCGGTGGCGGCGGTGCTTCAACCTTGCTATCTAAAAGAAAACAGGATGTGAGGATTGCGGAGAGACAAGGTAGCGGAACTATTGACCCTAATACGGGTAAGGTTACTTATAAGGAGTCTGGTAGAACTTACGTTGACCCTAAGACGGGTAAAACAGTAAAGGCTACCACTACAGTAAAACTCCTATCTACTATAGATGATTTACATACCCTATCCTCTGGTACTCCACAAGAGAACGCGTATGCGGACTATGGTAATAAAATGAAAGCCCTTGCTAACAAGGCCCGTAAAGAGTATAAAGCAACCGGGCGTCTGGAGTATTCGAGTAGTGCTAAGGCTACCTATCAAAACGAAGTGAACTCCCTACTGTCTAAACTTAATATAGCAGAAAAGAACGCCCCTAAAGAACGTCGCGCACAAGCACTGGCTAACTCTATTATTAAGACCAAACAGCAGGACTATGACATCACTGATAAAAAAGAGCTTACTAAAATCAAACAGATGGCACTAAATGACGCCCGTTCTTCTGTTGGTGCGAGTGGTAAAGATTCTCGAATAACCATAACAGATAGAGAATGGGAAG